ACGGCCATCTGGACGCAAAATATCAGCAACGTCGAGTTCGGTTCCAGTCCTCCGATGACGTGGAACGCCATCGCGGCCGGAACCGAGAATATGGTCACGAGTTGCATGTGCTGGCCTCCGGGGAGCGCATGGCCGGTCAAATGCTTCTGGGATCGGCCCCTATGGGGACCTGATGCCCCCACAGCTTTCCCTTCTGGCTACGGGCCGAACCTCGGCTCGATCGCGATCCAACGCGGCAGCGCGGTGGACTTCGCCAAGAACCTGCCTAGTTTCCTCTGGGCGGTCGTCAATCTTCAGGTTTATACGAACTCAAGTGGCGGGGCCTATGCGGATTGGGTCGCGTGTTCCGCGCAACCGGCGTCGAATGCCCAGAGTAACGGATGCATAGCCGGTATCACATCGACCCAAGCCGTGTTCATCGACAACAACGCCGGTGCCGTCTCCTACACCGCCGATGGTGGCGCGTCCTGGCATACACCTACCGGACTTCCCTCGAATTCCGAAATGCAGAGCGGGCAATACAACACCCGGCAAATTCTCTGCGCCGACGATACCAACCTCGGCACGGTCTATATCTATACTTACGTCGGCGTTTATCGCTCGACCGATTACGGCCAAACATGGTCGCTCATGGGAACGGGCGCGGGTGGAAACGGCAATTACCATGCATCACTGAAGCAAATGCATGGCAACGCCGGTTATCTCTTCTTCACCAATGGAACCCAGGGCGGCCCCGGCTCGCCGCAACCGGCAACCGGGGGTTTTGGCGACTTCTACCGATCGCTGGATGGCGGCGCGACATGGAGTATCGATCCGAACATGCGCGAGGTATGGTGCTTCGACTTCTCGGCCCCCGCCGCCGGCCATACCTATCCGACGGTGTTTGCGAATGGCTGGTTGACGACCAACGGTGGGGCGAGTTACACCTATGGAAACTGGCAATCAGTCGACAATTGCGCCACTTGGCAGGCGGTGGGAGGCGCTTTCCCCCGAACTTGGATAGACCAAATGGCCGTCGCGGTAGGCAATCCGAACTCATCCGGCCAATGGGAAGTCGGGTTCAACGGTAGTAGCTGCGCTATTTATCACTAATTGGCCAGTGGAATCTCCATCAATACGACGATATTACCTCAATTGGGTCGACGACTGGGGGAGTTTCACTCCCTCCGACCCCTTCCGTCCCGGCGGTTCCGGGTATCAAAGGAGCTATCCCCATGCCTGACACTCCCCCCTCCCCGTCGTCCGCTGCTGCCAGCACCGGACCCATGCAGACGATTCAGAAATTCTTGACGCTGGTCCAGGAGTTTCCGTTCGCCGCGGTCATCCCAGCAATCGCCGCCGGGGGCACGAATATTCCGGCTGACATCGCGGCGGCCGAGGCGATGATTCAGGAATTCGCATCGATCATCGCGGCGGTGTGAAACCATCATGACCCTGGAGGCATATATTTCACTCGCAACTGGGGTCGTGACCTTTCTAACTGCCCTGGGTAGTCTTCTTCAAAGTCTTCGAAATGGAAGGGCACTTAGGAAAAGCCAGGCCACGGGCCAGAACACTGCAGCCAAACTCGAAGAATTACACCTGACGATTAACTCCCGGTTAGATCAAATGCTGGAAGCCCGGGAAGCTAAAGGCCACGCGGCAGGGGTTAAGGATAGTCAAGAGAAAATAGGAACGTGATTATGGCAGTAGAGAATGTAGAGGCAAACCCCGTCCCGACCCAAGTTCCCCCGCCGAGGTGGTCTCGAGACACAAAATACATCTTGGGTTTACTAACCGTCGTGCTGACTATTGTCGGATCGACAGCCGGAGTGGTTTATAGCTTCGCTGTATCGCAGACGACGGTCGTCGAGGAGCTCCGGACGATAAATGGCCAGCTTGCAGACGCAAAGACTGCAATAGCCGAGCAAGATATTAAGAGGGACAAGTCGCTGACTGATCTAAAATCCGACGTGGTTCCTAGGATTAGTTTACTCGAAAAGGCTATCACCCTGGCACAGAACGAGGCAACCGGGGTGAAACAACACGTTGATGATATGACTCGGACGCTCGATCGCCTAGTGGACATTACAACTCAGGGAGTGGCTATCTCGAAGTCCCACTCGGCCGCCATTGAGTCGACCCAGGAAGACGTCAAGGCTGTTCGAAAGGTCATCTCTCCAAAGCCTAATGGAGAATAACGTGAAGAGAATCATCGTCGGACTGAAATCGGCGAGGAGGATGGAATCTCGACCGCCTGGCATACCTGTCGGGCGGCCTCGAGGTCAGAAGGCCTTTGGCATTCGATATGAGAAGGCTCTGGCTAAATGGGCTGGGATTCCGGTGGAGAATCGAGGAGTGTGGTTTGAGTTCGAGGATAAGAATGGCCCTGGGTGCTGTCAAGTCGACTTTCTCGTCCCTTTCGGGGCCGAAAGCATAGTCCTCGAGCTCAAACACACCTGGACTGAAGATGGTCATGTGGAACTGGAGAAACTATACCTCCCTGTGGTTTCTCTGGCTCTTGGCCAACCTATCCGTGGAGTCGTCGTTGCGAAGAGGCTGGTGCCTGGAATGCACGGGGTGTTTGGGAGTTTGCAGGAAGCGGCGATGTCCGGCGTGAAGCGTCCTGTTTGGCATTGGATTGGGGGAACCGCGCCTTTCCCAAGCCATAGGAAAGGCTTTTGGCCAAAGGCCGACAATTCCGTCTTGTCCCCCCGGCCTTTGGCCGGGTAGGCTTTATTTCCATCGTTCCAACCAGAAAGGACCTCCCCATGTCATCTGAGGGTAGAATGAACCGAGCAGAGGAAAGCACCCACAAGGAACATCGGGCTGAAACCCGAATGGGCGGAAGCCACGGGAGAGGGTCCGATGTCGGGAATGAACGGAAAGCGGAAGTCCGGGGGGTTCAAGAAGGTGGGAGTGCAGCCGAGGCCCATGGATTAACTGGAAGCCTCAAGCACGCTGTCGGGGAACTCCACTCCCAACATCCCCATCGCCACGATGACCATGGGCCGCATCATGGTGGAACGGAGCATATCCGCCACATGCCGCTGCATGGAATGCGGCCCGGAGGGAAGTGAGATGGGACGACTGAACGATACCGAGGCGATCTCCTCCCGACCGCTGAAGGGAGGAAATCAGGCCTGCCCTGACGCGGGCGAGGCCCAGACGGCGAGGAGGGGAGAGTTAGCCAGAACGTATTCCGACGAGGGAATGGATCGGACTGGCCGGACCGGCTCCCCCAACGCGGGGGTTGAGTCTGGCAAGGCCGCCCTGGGGTATCTTGGGAAGAAAGTCGGAGAGAGGAAGTGAAGAGGGCTCTTGTTCTAGTGGTCTGTCTGGTGGCCACCCCGGCCCGGTCCGAAACTCCGGTCATCACCTATCCCCTGCCAGCGACCACCAAGAACGGAAACGTCTCAACCACCATCACCACAACCAACGCCTGGCAACAACTCTGGCCGGCAGCCCCGAATACATCTGCACCTTCCGCCGGAATTGCTGGCGCACGTCATGGATGTTCCATTCAAAACAACGGCACGCACAATATGCTGGTGTCGGAGGGCTATACAGTCGCCACGGCAGCCACCGGGTCCTCCTGGGTCCTTGCCCCTGGCCTGGTTTACAACTGCAATTTCCAAGGAATTGTCCTGTTTGGAGAGATCGACATAACCGGAACTGGAGGCGAAGCGTTCTATGCAGCGCAGTTTTAGCCTCATCGCTTGGATTTGGCTGTTTCTGCTCAGCCCTGTCTTGTCTGGAGCCCAAACCGTCTCTATCCTCCCGAACGCCATGAATCAATTCATCGACGCGAATGGAGCCCCGTACGCGTCTGGCCGAGTCTATTTCTACTCCCCTGGTACCACCACTCCGAAGAATACCTGGCAGGATGCCGGGGGGACAACTCTCAATACCAATCCGATACTGCTTGACGCTGCTGGTCGGGCAATAATCTACGGTATCGGTTCGTATCGGGAGGTCCTTCAAGATTCTCTGGGGAATGTTGTTTGGGACCAGCTGACCCAAGGACTAAATCCACTCTCGTTCTCTACTGCTGGCACCGCTGGTGGCACCGCGAATGCCCTCACTCTCTCATCAAGTACCTTTACCCTCACCGATGGGCAGACTATTGAATTTACCGCGCCAGCCACGAATACCGGCCCGGCAACGCTAGAGGTCATTCCAAACGCTTCCACTCCGCTCTCTATAACCAAGATGACGCTTACTGGTCCGGCTGTACTGTCTGGCGGGGAGATCGTTGCTGGCACGCAATACCTCGCAACCTACTCCTCCTCTGCCAATACCTTCCAACTAGTCTCGTTTCCGCTATTTTCCTCCTTCCCGTCTGGCACTACCCAAGGCTCTCTGGTGACAAAGGGCTCCGGGAACTACTCTGTCTCGCCGGTCTTCGACATCGCCGCGAATGGGGCGGTAGGTGATGGCTCGACCGATAACTCTATCGTCTTTCAGAATGTACTGAATCTGGCTGGTATCTCCGGCGGTCGTGTACACCTCCCCTGCGGGACGTACAAATTCCTGACGACCCAGGCTCTTTCCGTCCCCGCTGACGCCAATGTCGACTTCGATGGCTCTGGAGCCGGATGCACTACACTTTATTTCTCCGGTCCCATCTCCGGCCTGACAGTAACCTATCAGGGATTGTTCTCTACCTTCTCCGCCCGTCACCTTACATTCGCCACGGATCAGAATGGCGGCCCTCTAGTCGGGCTAACCCTTCAAACCATTGGTTCTTCCACTTCCGAATATGGCGGAGGGAACTCGACTATCGAAGACGTGACCTTCGAGGGCTGGAATCACTCTTCTACCGCGACCAATTACTGGAACACCGCGTTTCTGTCTATTGGAGTTTCGAACCTCAACTTCATCGGCGGATTCTGCCAGGGGCCGAATTCTCCAGCCGGAACCTGCTACAACATCGCGGGAACCGGGACCGGGATCAATCCGTTCGCGGTTGTAATGAATTTCTGGGGCACAGCGATGAACCTGTGCAATATTGGAATCTACTATGGAGAGTGGATCCAGGGGATTACTTTAAGTGACTCCAATATCACCGGTTGTAACTACGGGGTCACTACTGGACCAGGAAATGAGTCTGGAGACCTGCTTGACCAGTTAACTGTAAACAACGGGCAAATGAATATATTTGTCTGCGGCATCTGTATCAACGCGGTGACTTTTAACGATCTTCTAGTCGACACCGAACTTTTTATTGTGGAGAGCGGAGCGACGGGAATTTCGGTTCAGGGCACTGGCTGGCAGATCAACAACAGTCAGTTTGGTGCGGCTGGGTACGGGACTGGCGTCGGCATCGCGATCTACCCATCTTATGCCATGGGTGGGACGGTCAGCAATACTACCATTGCCGATTTCCTCTATGCCATTGCCGTTCCGAGTTCTGGCTCGACCCAAGCCTTCGTCACCGGGTTGAAGTACACTATTCCTACCACACCGTCTGGGGCAAGGGAATACTCAATTGGCTCGGCAGCGGGCATCATCTTTGACGAGATAGTTCCACAGAATTTCTCAACCCTGCCGGCTTGTACAACAGGGATCGCATACTCCCGTGCTGTCGTCGCGGATTCCACCACAGGCACCTATGGCGCCACGATAACTGGCGGGGGTACCTACGACGTCAATGCAATGTGCAGTGGGGCATTTTGGCAAGTGAGGTGATGGTCTTGGTAAGGGTCTTTCTACTGCTCTGGCTGGCAAATCTGCTCTGGCTGGTGGTCTCCCCCGCCTTCTCTGACGAGATGTCGGCTCGTCCGACGCCGGTGGTCACTGCTGAAGCCTGTGAGGCAAGATGGGCCAATGGAGACAGCAAGCGTTACCCGAAACGGTCGAAAAGGGCGTATATCATAACCTGTATGTTTGGAAAACTCTGAGGAGAGAAGAGATGAAGAAGAGAGTACGAGAAGAGATGAAGAAAGCAGCACTTATCGCATTGGCTATCGGAATGCTGGGGCTAACTCCTGCATCCCCCGCTGGATACTTCACGAATGGAGTTCCGCCAGCTGGCGGAACTCAGTACCCATCCACTATCCCGCTGACCGGAAACGAAACCTTCCCGGCTGATACCAATCTGCTCAACGGTGCCAACCCAGCCAGCGAGTCCATTTCAACCAGTCAACTCGCTGGATATCTTGCCGGCCAGCCTGGCTTCTCCTCCTTCCGAAATACCATTATTGGTGGAGATGCCTCGACCAATTTGTTCCAGCGAGGTACGACTGGAGCCTCTGTCACCACAACTATCGCTTACGGCGGCCCGGATCGGTGGTTTTATTGGTCTGGCACTGGCACTGCGATGACTGTCAGCCAAGATCAAACAGCCGCCGATTTCCCGTCCACCGGCTACACCGCGGCGTTCAAGATGGCCAGGACCAGCGGTCAGACTGGGGTCATTCCAGTCTGTATGGGACAGGTGGTAGAAAGTGCCAATACTGTTCCAATGCAGGGCTCGAGCGTCGAGGTAGACTTCCACGTCACTGCCGGGGCAAACTTTTCCCCAACGAATTCCATCCTTAACGTTTACGTCATCACCGGGACGGGAACTGACGAGGGAAGTACGAAGGTTGCGTTTGGGCTCAACGGTGGTGGTAGCGGATCGTCTGGCTGGACTGGCCAGGCCAATGCTGTCTCTGCGGCCATTCCTGTCCCGGCATTTAGTGCAAGATACACCGCTGTCGGCCTCATTCCTGCTACTGCGAACGAAGTCGCTCTGGTTTTCTGCTTTACCCCAACGGGAACCGCCGGGACGAATGACTATGTTGCGTTGACTGGAATTCAACTGACCCGAAACCTCGCTCTGGCAGGGTTCATTGGTCAGTCTGGACTGTCTAGTTCCTTTGCCGCGAGTACATTCGAGCGTCGACCGCAGGGGATTGAAACCCTTCTGCAACAGCGATATACCTACTCGGTACTGGAAGGTACCATCACTGCCGGCTCTGCCATCGGAGGCGTCGGCATGGCGCCAACGGCGACTACTTGTCTGGTGAACGTGCCATTCCCAGTCCAAATGCGAATCGCGCCATCGTACACGAATTTCCTCACCGCGACGACCTTCAAACTCAACTCCGCTGCGGCCAACGCGGCTCTCTCCACCCCATTCTCCGCAATAACCGGGGCGAATAATACCCAGAATGGAAGTATCACCTTCACTGCCTCGGGTCTCGGAGCAACAGCAGGCTTCGCGTGTGAATTGGTGAGTGCGGCTGGGAGCGGGACCATGCGGTTTGTCGCGGAGGAGTAGCCTGCTCTTCCCCCCCTGCCCCCACAACCATAGTACCACCATGGTCCCATCCCCCCCATCCTCCCTAGTCGAGTTCCCCGAGAAGCTCCAGTGTCTCTTTTCCCCCAAGCGCTACATGGTGCTTTATGGGGGGAGAGGGGCGGGGAGAAGCTGGGGGATAGCTAGGAGCCTTTTAATTGAAGGAACTAGCAAGCATCTCGATGTGCTTTGTGCCAGGGAGCTGCAGAACTCCATTGACGAATCAGTTCATAAAACCCTCTCTAGCCAAGTCTCCAAACTTGGCTTATCGAATCTATACGAGGTCCAACGGGATCGAATTATCGGTCCATTCGGAACCAATTTCTCCTTCGTCGGGATTAAAAACAACACGAATAAGGTCAGGTCGTATGAAGGTATTGATGTCTGTTGGGTAGAGGAGGCTAATAAAGTCTCGAAGAACTCCTGGAACATTCTCATCCCGACCATCCGGAAGAAGGGAAGTCGACTGATTATTACCTTCAACCCTGAACTGGAGTCTGACTACACCTTTCAGCATTTTGTGCAAGAGCGGAAGAAAGGGGCGAGGGAGGTCAAGAATGGGTCTGGGGAAGTCCTGTGGTTGGAGACTGACGATACCATCATCTGCAAGATGACCTACCGCGACAACCCGTGGTTCTTTACCGACACGGAACTCGCCGGGGATATGAAGAAAACCCGGGAACTCGACCATGATGCGTATTTAAACGTCTGGGGTGGGTTCCCAAGCCAAGTCCTGGAAGGGGCCGTCTATGCCAAGGAACTCCGAGCCGCGCAGGCCTCTGGGCACATTTGCCAGGTCCCGTATGAAAGGGAAATTCCGGTCGATACATTCTGGGACCTTGGCCGCGCAGACAACACCGCTATCTGGTTCATGCAACGAGTTGGGATGCAATATCGAGTCTTGGCCTACTATGAAAACTCTGGCTTCGAAATTACCCATTTCTTGAAGGAGTGCCAGAGGCGAGGGTATGTTTACGGGGAAATGTTCTTGCCGCATGACGGTGCGGCACAGAGACTTGGGACAAAACACTCCATTCAGGAAATAATGCAGAACGCAGGGTATCGAGTGAGAATCGTTCCGAGACTCTCTCCGACTGATGGCATTAACGCTGCTAGGGAAATGTTCCCCAATTGTTGGTTTGATGAGGACCAATGCGCTGACGGCCTTCATGCCCTGCGTCATTATCGATATAAGGTAGTCGATGGGCAGAGATCGAACATTCCCCTGCATGACTCGGCGAGTGATGGTGCAGATGCTTTTCGATACATGGCTGTGGCACGGAAGCTTCCTAGGGCTCGAGTCGACATGGTCTTGAAGCTCAAGCGTCGGGTATCTCGCTTTGCTGAGACTCTACCAACTCTAGGCTGGATGCAATGAGTGAGTTCACCGGAAGGTTTGAAGTTGGAGACAAGGTCATTGTTGATGGCCACCGTGATCTAATCATGGTCATTACCGCATATATCTTTCGGATGACCCCAAAAGGAGACGTTTACCCAAGTGTCGAAGTCTCATATGTTGCAAATAGCGAAGCAAAACTGGCTATTGTAGAAGAATGGCGACTGGCCCCGTGACCGCAACTGTCATCCCACTGCGAGACCCCGATGACCCAGCCCCGTCTGTTCCGACGGATGACCCAGATGTTCTGGAAGCGCGGAAGAGATTTAACCAGGTGTCTGAATGGGAGGCTATCTGGCGCCAGCGATTCATCGAAGACATTAGATTTGCGTGGGGAGATTCCCACAATCTCTACCAATGGCCGAATCAGATCGTCAATGCAAGGAGCCAATCTGCGAAACCCTGCTTAACCATGAACTTGATTAGACAGCATAATAATATGATCTCGAACGCAGCCCGGATGAATAAATCGACGGTGAAGTACATCGGTGTCGGGAACGGAGCTACACAGGAAACTGCTAACGTCATTCGAGATCTGCATAGGTATATCGAGTACCAGTCCGGAGCCCAATCCATCTACACTCTAGCAAGACAATTCCAAATCGATGGTGGGAAGGGCTACTGGCGTCTCGCGACTGACTACGAATCCCCTGACACCTTCGACCAAGAAATCTACATCATGCCGGTACTCGACCCACTTTCAGTCTTCATGGACCCGAATGCGAAGCAGAAATCTCGTTCCGACGCCATGTGGGCTCATGTCTTCGATGACGTACCAAAGGAAGACCTATACGACGCTTATCCATTTCTCCGAGGAAAAGCTGCCGGACAACCACTGGGGCTTGGAACTGTCTCT